TCGCCGCCCATGTCTTCGTGCATTTCGTCGTATTCAATGTCTTTGGCAACTTTTTTGCCAGCTTTTTCAGCATGGTCGTCGCGGTCAGCGTCAGACTCTTCGTCCAACTCTTCTACTTCTTCGTCCATTAAATTTTCATAAATTTCACGGGATTTTTCTACCACGATGTCGTGGAAAAGCTCTTTAGCTTTGGCTTCTTCATCATTGATCACGTATTCGATCAATTGTTCAAATTTCGATGTCATAATTTCTCCTTAAGGTATGGCTCGTGAAGTATTTACTACAGAGCAGTAATACTAGTGTATTATGTGGAGAAAACTGGGTGTTTTTGACTGCAAATGTTACAATTACATTGCAGGTGCGGCTGGCGCAGGTGCATACTGCTTTTTGACTTTTTTAAGTTTTTCTTTGAATTCCCAACTTCTAACATCTTGCATTTGACGCAGTTTGTTTAGCTGGCGCAGAGTTAGTCGTGTTTTACGTAAATTATTCAGTTGAGGTTGGCTGTTATCTTGACTCAAGTCTTGATATGCTTCAGGTTCTCGAGAATAAATTTCGTTTAAGATCATGCTGTATTTATTAAATTGATGGAATTGGGGGGGCGCCTGCTGGGGCAGCAGTTCCAGGAGCGGTGGTTGGGGCACCGGGCATGCCACCTTCGGGTGCTTCGGCTCCTGCTTCGCCGCCGGCTAGTTCTTCTCCGGTGGCAATGTCACTTTCCAATCCGGCGGGTGTAATACCGATTGAGCGTAGATCTTGCCCTTGTGTGGTGGTTAATTCTGGTTCGTCGCGCTCTTCAGCCCAAAGTGTTTCGTTTTCCACAATCTCTTCTTCGGTCAAGCCCAGGTAGCGTTTCATCATAAATCGCTTGCTCATGTAGGGCATTTGCTCCAGCTGTGTAAATGATGCAATACGGCTGGTATCCAGCTCGCTTTGACGATAGCTGGCAAAATTTTGTGGCTCGCACAGGCTGACTGAGAACAGTCCTGCGTCAATATTAAAGCCTCTCCAGCGCAGGAACATCTTGAATTCATCATCTAATTTTTGCATGATTAGCCGTTGTAGGCGCATGCAATACTGGTTAAAGCGGTATTCTTGGATTAGTGCTGTGCCTACTTTGCCGTCATTCATGGCACGGTCTGAATCGTCTGGACCTGTGGGCAAATAACTGCTTGGAACACGCAGACCGCGGGCCATTTTGTTGTTGAAGTATTTTAAATCGTCAATTTCGCCTAGGTTTGAGCCGCCCGGTAGGGTAGTAACATCTGACCCACGACCTTCAGCGGTAACTGGAAAAAAGAAGTCTTCGTTGATGCTGAGTGGGTTATAACTAGCATCCATCATGTTGGCGCCACCACCGGTATTAGTAGGAATACGCCGCTGATGCATTTCGTTTTTGACACGTTCTACAAACTGCATGGCCATATGACTGGGCATGTTGCCCACGTCAATTTTGAATATTCTGCGCTCTGGAGCACGTTGTACACGATAGATCAGCACTGAATCTTCTAACAATTCTTTTTGTTTGTAAACTTTAAATATATTTTCTAGGATACTTTGTCCAAATGGCCAGAAAAAATCAAGCCCTTCGTTCAGTCCAATATGCACTACGTGACGTGCATCAATACAGGTTTCATTCATGGCCTGCGTAAATCTGCTGTTGCCAACCCCACCGTTGCCGGTGCCGCCACCTGCACCACCACCGCCTGGTGAAGTATAGTTGTTGGTAGTGCTACCACCGCCCATGGCACGGCTTACATAATAGTCTGATGTGGTTTTTTGAGCTACACTCATGTTTTGGAAGTTGGGATTGATGTCACGAATAATGTACTGCTCAGGACGTTTGCCTTCGCTTTCGTTTACAATAACACGGGCCACTTTGACCATGTCTACCCACATCATTTCAAAGGTTTCTGGGTCACGCACAAACACCTGATCACCGTACTTGATGGTGTTGCGGAACAGTTTAAAAATTCGTTGATCCAGCTTGTTTAATTTGGTCCACTGCTGTAGTTGCTTTTTGATAATTTCCACTTCGTGATCTGTGGGCTTGTCTGTAAAATTGATATCAAACGGTGTTTTGTTGTCGTCGTTGATCTGTGTTGAAAACTCAGCAATGATGTCTAAACAGGCATTAACTTCACTGTCCATGTCCATGTTTTCGTATTGATTATAGCGTTCAATACGGTTGGGATGTCCAGAATATACTTCGGGTAATCTGCTGGCATAGTTGCGGAAGGCAAAGTCATTGGGTGTGCCACCGGCGCCGTATCCGTCGCCTGTTTGTCTAGGATAGCCGTCAAGTCCAAATTGATTTTGCCCTGATATTGGACTGAGTTGGCCACCAGCACTGGCCACTTTGAAATACTTTTTCCAACCGCGTTTACGGTTATTATCGTTATCTGCCATAGTGTTATATTTATCGTGACCTAGCTGGCGTACTGCATTATTTTTGTACTGACGTCTAATTGATTTTTCATTACCGAAACCATTTCCTCTAGTTTTTCTAGTTGGGCGGCCATAAGACCTGTGCTCTCGCCACTGCCCAAGCCCATGCTTTGGGCTGCTGGACTGTTTAGCGGAACAATTGCTTCGGTACCGTGCATGGTTAAATTGGGACGATATCCGCCTGTTGGTCCACTTAATATAGCACCATTGGCTGCAGATACTTCTGCGTGAATATGTCCACCAGTACCGCCAGGACTTAGAGTAGCATATTCATCCTGAGCATATGATGCACCCATTTGCTGTAACATGCTAACAATACTAGCACCTTCTTCTCTAGATGGAGTTTTTCCTAAAGCAAAATCTAATGCCAGTCCCTTAACATGGTTACTTCCACCTTTTTTATCTTGATGGTATTGATCATTGAAACCAGAAAAATATGCAAACCCTGGAACACTTGCTTGAATTTGTTGGGCTAACTCAATTAGGTTTGTGCTAATCCCGCTGTCTCCGGCTTGAACATCACCTTTTTTAATTTTAAGGCCCATGCTTGCTAAATCGGCCTGGGTAGTTGGTACTACGGGTGCGGTTGCGCCGCCAGCTCCGCTAGCACCACGTTTAGGTGGTACTACACCAGGTCGACCTTGTTTTTCTAAATATTCCGATTCGTTATCAACCCGTTGTCCTTGTAGGAAATTTTTACCAGTGGTACTTACTACCCCCACTGCTTTTTCTAAACCGCGGGCAAGACTACTTTGGAATTTTTCCCCTGTGGTCATTTGTTTCCAGTTAGCTGCGTCTTGCTCTTCGGTATCTACATCTTGGCGGCCCATTTCTTTGTTAACCCATTTGATCATGTCTAACATAGTGTCAGTCATTTTTTTGGTAGCATAAGCGGCCTGTGGCATCAGTTTGATTGCCATCTTGCTAAATTCAATATTCATTTTTTCAAGATTTTGCTGGGCCTCAACCGTGGCCTTTGTTAGATCGTCTGTTTTCTTAACTTGTGTAGCTTGTGTTGTTGCAGCTTTTTCGTAGGCACCTTCATTTTTGGCATTGATTGCATCCATCACACCGGCGGCTTTTAAATACACACCCGGAGCATCGCCTACTTGTCCTGCTGTTTCTAACTGTGCTTTACTATGGCGCTCCATAGCACCAACCAATTCATTCTGTGCTTGATCTTGATCAATCATGCCAGCTTTAAGTCGTGCCATAATGTCGCTTGCAGCACCACCAGTACTGCCCAGCAGTTTAATCGATGCATCTGTATCAGCTACGCCTGATGATAGATCTCTGACTCCCTGTCCCATTTCTGCGTCAAACGACGACATGCGAGTTTGCAAGGTCATCATTGCTTTGGCGCCGCGAATTCGATCTTCGTCGCCACTTCGCATTGCTAATTCATAGTTGGCGCGGAATTTGCTTTCGCTTAAGGCAGCATCTTGTTGTTTTTGAATTGCGTCTCTGCTGAGACCGGTTACTTTGCTCAACAAGTCTAATTCCATTGCATACTGTTTAGATCCAGCAGTTAGCTGGTCTGTAGACATAGACTGTGCTTTGCCTAGTCTTGTTTGTTGTGTTACAAAAGCAGCAGTTGTGGAAGAAATATCTTCGGCACTCATGCCTATCTTACGTAAGTCAGTATCTTGTTTTTGTGTTAGATTGCCAACTATTTGGCTGAACTCTTCTGCGCCGTCGCCGGCTGTGCCGCTAAAACGTGCTAATGCTACAGAGTTTTGAGTAACAACTTTTTGAAATTGTTGTAAATTTAAACCAGCGGTAGTAAACTGACGAGATAAGCCTGTCATGCCGTCGGCAACAAGAGCTCCTGTTGCTGACATGGCGTTGAATGTTTTGGCTGTTGCGTCCAGTTGGTTAACTACTAGTTTAGCGCCTTCAGCAACTGCCTTGGTTGCTGCTGACAGGGCTTCGCCAAATACCGGAACTGTTTTTGCCAAACCGCTAACAGCATTTGCAGCTACGTCAACTACTGTGTTCATGCTGCTAAGGCTAGTGTTTCCCTTAGTAATTTCGTTAACAAACCCACCCATGCCTTTGGCTATGTCAAGCGGTAGTCCTTTAGCTGTTTTCTTAAATGCATCAAGCCCTACAGTAGCATCTTTAGTAGCCGCAGTGATTCCTTGCATTGCATTGCGGTAGTCTTCTGCCATCTGCTGTAGTTCTTGATTTTCTAAAGCCATACGTTTTTATCCAATAAGTAATGTTATATTTATGGTGGACAAAAATGACCCAAACTAACAACCCTTTACGTCGATATTTTCGACAACCAGTGATTCATGTGCGTTTGCCCAGTGGCGGAAAATACTACCCCGCAGGCGCACTGGAACTGCCTCCCAACGGCGAAATACCAATTTTGCCAATGACTGCTATTGACGAAATTACTAGTAGAACACCCGATGCATTGTTTAACGGGTCAGCTGTTATAGATATCATTGGAAGTTGTGTGCCGGCCGTTCGAGATCCGTGGCAAATGCCCATGGTTGACTTTAATACCTTGCTGGTGTCTGTACGATTGGCCAGCTACGGGCACGAAATGGAAATCGGTAGTACCTGCCCAAAATGCGGCCATATTCATGCACTAACTATAGACTTGCGAACTGTGCTTGATAATCTTGGCAGTCCCAATTACGACGAGTCTGTTAGCGCTGGCGATTTGACAGTGTACTTTACACCGTTAACCTATCGTCAGGTCAATGCCGTTAGCAGGACCAACTTTGAAGATCAAAAACTTGTACAGGCTGTGAATAGTGCTGAATTATCTGAAGAAGAAAAGTTGATAAAATTGGGCGACGCTTTTAGAAAAATAACCGAACTTACTATTCAATCAATAGCCGAGTCAATTGCAGTAATTAAAACCGCAGATGCTATGGTCACCGATAAACCTAGCATATTAGAGTTTTTGCAAAATTGCCCAAAGCATGTATTTGATCAAATACGCGATCATACTGTTAAACTTCGAGAAGCAACTGATCTAACTCCAGTTAGTGTGACCTGTGAGGAATGTTCCGAACCATACAAACAGTCGTTTACACTAGATATGTCTAATTTTTTCGGGAACGCCTCCTAGTACTAGACTCTGATAGCATCTCCAACATGGTTGATGCTATGGAAAAAGAAACACGCGACATTCGGCTTGATGTTTTAAAATTGTGTTGGTATATGAGAGGCGGTGTAACATATGAAGAAGCCATGCAGATGAGTCAGCAAGAGCGTGGCATTATCAACGATATTGTCAAAGACAATTACGAAACAACTAAGAAATCCGGAATGCCGCACTTTTAATGTTAAAATTAGACACAGTACAATACGAAATAGAACGCTGGATAGAAACGTTTGTAGAGGTTCCGCACCCAGCCCTAGGAGGCTGGGCTCCGTGTCCGTATGCTAGAAAAGCCAGACTAGACAGAGACTTCGAGGTTAGACTAGGGTTAGCACCCCTGCACGACTTGATTAAAATTAGTAAAAACGGATTGGGCGGCAAGAGTGTTGTTGTCATTGTCTACGATCCTAAACATTTTACATATGAGTCTTTTAGTAAGGATTTAGAAACTGCCAATAAAGAATTTTTATTACCAAATAATTTATTGGTTTTAGAGGATCACCCGGGTGATCCAGAAATTGTCAACGGTGTTAGTATGAATCAAGGAACCTACGCACTAGCATTAGTGCAGAGTCTCAGCGACTTAAATGAAAAAGCCCAACTTGTTGCCAAGAAGGGCTTTTATGACACATGGCCAGAAGAGTACTTAACCGCCTTGTTTAGACATCGTAAAGATCCGCGACAGATTTAATCTTGCTGTCGCGTCGACATAGTTGGCGATATTGTTCTGCATTAGCTGTCCACTCTACTCCGTCCCACCACTCAAATCCTTGTATGTCGGCCTTGTACAAACTGCTGCGCTCGTATCCGGGTCCTAGATAAACAAATTCATACCCGGCTTGTTTAGCCCAGGCAATTTCGTGTTCTAAACTGCAACTGCCCAATCTGCTAGAAGGTACGCTATAGTCCCATACAAACAATGCTGTTTCGATTGACCTCGGCGTGTAGTGTCTGAGTTTGGCCCAAGCTACCATTTCGTTGCTATCGTTGTAGTAGGCCATAAACTGATCAAACGGCAAGTGCTCGCCTACTTCAAAATATTTTTTAAACTTTTTGTAGTAGCAATAGGCAGTATAGATATGATCCATTTCTGCCACGGGCAGGGGTTTGCTCATTATATGTGCTGATTGGATTAATGCATAGTTGGTGTCGGTAGTACGCACACGACAGCTACGGCTTTGATACCAGTGTGCCTGGCCTCGATCTACTGTGAGTAGGAATCCCATGGCCAGTGCTGTATCGTATTCCTCTGGAGAAACATCAACTAGACTGCACCCAAAGTGAAAACATTCGCCTTGTTCCTGGTGACCAAAATTATGACTGAACTGAATTTTCATATAATTATGTATGTACTTTACCACTCAAGGAAAAAATAATGGCAGACTTATACACAATATGGGCAAACAAAGAAGGCGACATTAGCGACATTGATTTTGTAAACAACATGAAGGGTTTTTTGCAACATCTTGTAGACGAAGATAAAATGATATCATTTAGAATTACTCGATGCAAGATGGGTTTTCGCAGTGTAGCAGACATGCCCGAATGGTTTATTATTATGGAATTTAAGGATATGGCACAGATTGATGAAGCATTCCATCGTGTTGCTCCACTAAAGGGCGAACTCGAAGACAAACATCGTAGCTTTAATCAATTTGTTGCAGGAGACATTCAACATGCACTTTGGCGAGATTATCCTGATACATTCTAAGTGGTACTAAAAGATTAGCTACGCTAATCTGTGTCTTTCGCTTTAGCTCAGACACATTGTTTCTTCTTACGCATTATCCAGATTATGTGGTCACAATTCACCGTATGCACGGTGAATTGACTCTTTTCACATTATCCGAGTGACAGCAGTCATTTATTATAAAGAGATTGTATGTACCACCATACACGGAGGCGGTTGACCGGTACCCCCTACTCTAGCTTCACAAATCAACGGAACCCTAGTGACCCGATAACAAATCCAAGTCCTACGAGCATGAGTTGTATCTTTTTCTACAGAGCTCAAACCATTTGTTGCCTTAAGTTAGCAATTGCCTTTCGCACACAAGATTATCCGGACCGGGTATCTCACCGTTCCTCCTTGCAAGTCTAGCATCCTAGACCAAACATAGCGGATTGTTGCCTATCTGGTTTAAATTTTGTTTTTTATGTGACTACCGTGTATTCGGCACACTATCTGCCCATTGTAGTAGTCGTCTGACTCTAATACTCTATGATTGAATTGTTCTCTAGCTTCTATGTAACTACACGCGGCCTTTGATGTACAATAAAATAATATTTCTCTTGTGAAGTGGTCAGCGCCCAGCGCCTCAATGTCTTTGTTGAGTTGATCGTTGCTGCCATAATACAGTTGCCAGTCAGAATCTATTTTGCTTTTAATTCGTTTACGTTTCTTGTTGCCGTTCTTTAATTTTACTACTTTGTATGTGGTTTTACTAAATTTTGCTAATTTCTTTCCAATATATTTTCTACCAGATACGTTATTTGTGATCAAATAAACAAAGCCGACACAATCTTCGGGTAACGTTTCAATTTGAGAGTTTTCGTACAACCATACCATGGACTAATAGTTATCATTTTACCACTCGGTTGCATATTTTTCATCAACCCTGCCTGCTACACACTTAGTTTGGCATTCTTGCCACCCAAACGTTTTAAATGTTGTCTCCCAAAAATTATCAGTTACTGCGTCGGTAAGTGTGCGCTGATTTAAATCAAATTTAGTAGCAAGATCTTTCCACTGTGAGTTGTGACTGTATCGGTTAGCTACCCAACAGCAGGGAAATAATCTACCTTGTGCATCAATGTAAAGCCCTTTGTTGCCAATTTCACACAGGGGTTTTACACCGTTGACTTCTTGCACTGAGTTGTATAATTGTATATTCTGCTTGTTTACTTGTGAATTAAGACCACGTGAACTTAATATTGTAACCTTTCTTTCAAATCTATGCGATCCGCTGACAAACTTTTTGCTAGGTTCGAGTGGGTCGTTGGTGCCATAATTAGGATACACGCTACCAAACTTAGTAGATTTAGTAAGTTGAAACGCATCCATTCCTAATTTTACTGCTAGAGATTGCATATAGTCAACTTGGGCTTCGTTAAACTTAAATGCTATAGCCGCCCATACTAGGCTACATTTGCTTGTAAGCCTAAGAGTCTCAATGCCTTGAATGATTGATACAAAATCACTGTTTACCCTGTACAAATTATTACTAGCATTATCGTAACCGTCTATACTAAAATGAACAGTATCTTTGTCAGTGAGTACACTGCCTAGTTCTTGCCACCACTCTGGTTTCTTGTGTGAGCCGTTGGTAATAATAACAATCTCAACAGGCTTAATGCCTTTAATGTATTCAACAACCGTAATGAGATCGTGTGCATATATAGGATCCCCATCATCTCCACAAAATGTAATTTTTTCTAAATTAGATAGAATAAAGTCTGGAGTAAAGTTACGTTTAAAAAATTCTAAATTTAATTCGGTATTAATTAAACTGTCTGGAACTTCTTGACGAGCACACCGAGGACAACGTAATGTACACTTTGAACTTATTTCAATATGAAAGTGCCAAGTAGCTAATGTCACGCTATTTCCACATCCGTATTGTAACTGGTAAAGCCGCCTTCTTTGACAACCTTGAGAATATTTTCAACTCGACCAGCTAGTTCATCTCTATGACTTACTAACCAAATACTCTTGTGTCGTTCACGACTCATGTGTTTTAATAAAGCTAACGCATTTTCTACACCTGCTGTATCTAAGCCGTTGTCGATCATTTCGTCTATAAACAATAGATTAATAGGTTGATACAAGGACTCAAACACATCGCGGAATGCCCAGCTCATGCTTAAAATCAAACGATTGCGTTCACCGCGACTTAAATTATCAAAGTCTAGCTCGCGGCCTAACTCTTCGATACTGACAGTCAAGTCGTTTTGGAATACCACGGTATGTGGCAACCCTACACGATCTAAATAGTGTGTGAGCCTGACATTTAGATAGCTAAGATTCTGTTCAATAATCTTTTTACGGATAAAACTGTCTTTACTAGTGAGCAACTTGAGCAAGAATTCTTGATGTTCTTGTAAGCGAGTAAGTTCATTAAGTGCGTCATATGTTATCTGTTGTAAGGCTTGTTGTTGCATTTCCTCAATCTGTTCACCGTAAGGATCTGTTTCAGTTTGTTTAGCAACAATCTGTTGTTCTAAGTTAGCCAATGTAGCTTGATGTTGTATAGCGTCTGACTCTTTGTCATAAAACATCTTAGGTGGTTTGCCTAACGTGCCCAAGGCTGTGTGGGCAGTCTCCAACTCTGATAATAAGGTGCTAAATTCTTGGCCACTCGCTCGAGCTGTAGCCAACTCCGTCTTCTTGCTTTCCAAGACTTGTTCGTGCTTACTGTCGTGGAAGGCCTGTCCGCACGTATGACACTCATGATTCTCGAGCGTTTCAATTTCTTTTGATAGTTTGGCCGCCAGCTTTTCTTCTCGATTAATATCCAATTTGATCCGCGAGATCTGACCAGATAGTTCATTGATATCTTTCCTGGTTTGATCCCACGCCTTGTGATCTTTGTGCGCCGCAATCTCGTCTTCAATCTGTATATTCTGTAACGCCTTAAGGGCTTTCTTAAGTTCTTTGATATCTTCGCCATGTTTAGTGACCCATAATGTTTGTCTACGCTTCAATGATTCGATCTGTTCTTCAATACGTTTGTTGGCTTCTTGAACAGCACGGATACGGAATTCTTCTTGTGTAATGCCTTCTTTAGTAGCTCTATTATGTTCTTTAATCTTGTCAGCACGCTCACTCAGCATGGTAATACCTAATAATTGTTCAATGATAGTACGCTGATCGTTTGCTTTGAGACTTAAAAAAGGTTCTGTATAAGTGTTAAGTGCTAGGATATGTTTGAACATATCGTGACTTAGTCCTAAGGTTTGTTCAATAGCGTCCTGTGTTTCTCTGCTGTCGCCCTGTGCTTCATCGGTGACCGCTTGTTCTTGATTGTTTACAAAGAATCTTAGCAAGTTGGGTTTACGACCACGTTCGATACGATAATCTTTGCCACCTACACTAAAATCTAAACTGACCAACATATTCTTGTTGTTGGTTTTGTTTACAAGATTATCCTTACGGATATTGCTGAGTGCTTGCCCGTATAGACTATAGCTAAGAGCATTGATAATTGTAGTCTTGCCGGTTCCGTTACGTGATCCGTCACCACCCAGGTCTAAATTTTCGCCTAAGACAAGCGTCAAGTCCTTACGGTCAAAGTCGATTGCCTGAGTAGCGTTACCTACGCTCATAAAGTTTTTAACGGTTAGATTTTTTATATGGATCATGGATTTATATTATAACAATTTTTTTTAACTTCTGCAATGAAAAAGATAAAGTTTGTGTAGATTATCTTTTATTTGTTATCTGATATCAACGGTACCAATGAGATAAATCTTTTTTGATAAAATTACCAAAATTAGTAATATATTGATTAATAATTGTTTTCTCCATTGCGGAAAAAACTAAACTGGTACGAGTTGCTTGAGTGGATGCATTTTTTATTTTATCAAAGTCGGATTTTATTACAATATCTAGATCACAAAAAGTAAAATAATCTGATAAAAATTGTTTTGGAGTTTTTACAATGTCATCATAATATAAAACTTTAAATTTAGTCTCTGGTGGTATGTTTGTTAGCCACCGTGTGCATATTGTTTGATAATCTATTAACTGAGTGTTAATTAAAGAATCTTTCAGAAAGAGATCTTGATTTAAAAAATCGTAGTATCGTTCAATCCACCCATACGGATCCCGCACTAAAAATGATATGTGAGTGGCCGTTTGTCCAAGTTGCTTAATTAGATCAGTATCTAATAGGTAAAGACCTGGGTTAAAATTAGCAGAAACTGGATACTGACTATAAAAATTATGGTACGAGTTAAAATCAGCCCCTAACATAATAGGATTTTCTTTTTCGTATTGAGGATTGTTTAGGGCTGGATGCGTTGCTAAATTACTCCATAGCCACGTAGTTGCACATCTTGGAAGTCCGATATTAATAATATGTTTATTTTTCATAAACTATGTTTCTGTAAAATGGCCATTTGAACGTATAAATTAATTTACCAACAAAACTTAAACAATTATCATCGACTGTTGACAAATCTAAATAAATGTTTTTTTCTTTAGCATACGTTAGAAATTCTTTGGTAAATTCTCTGCGTGCCGAATGAGTAATACTGGGTAAAGAATAAAAATTATCTAACTCTATATTTTTTACTACAATAGGTGAACGGACAATATCTAAGTCTACTGTAGAAAAACTTATAGTTAGATTTGTATACTTGATAGGAGGAAAATCAAAAAGTAATTCAACAATTGTGTGTTTGGTTTGTAAATCTATCTGGGTTTGTTGCAGAATATTATAGTCAGCATCTTGTAAAATAATATCTACGGGTAATTTTTTTTTTGAACAAGGATAGTTAATTAAAAATTTTATAATCATAAGTTTTGGTATATTTTTAATAACAACTTGGGATCGTAAAATTCACTCTCAATGTTGGTCAGTTGATCTGTTACGATCTGATCTACACTTTCAAACTTGACTTCTCCGGGTGCCATGTCAGCATCTATAGCACTACTTTTAACAGGAATCAATGCCATTTCTCTTAGGTTGTAATCCTTAACAAATGTGTCTTTGATAAAATTAGCTTCTTCGTAACTGATGTCAATGTCCAATTCTACACGAACATGCATATTGGGCACAAGTATTTTAGGTGCATTATCGATTACTTGACTTAGTTTAAGCACACGATACAAGGGTTGACCAGGCCACGCATGATACACCGGTTCACTGCCCCACTCCAACGTCATCATACCTCGATTGCTGTCACCGGCATCAGCATAGTTGTGTGGAAAGCAGTTACCGATATAGTTGATGTTCTTTTTCTGCTGTCTAAGATGGAAGTGCCCTGAAAACACTCGGTCAAAGCCTCCAAAGCTCTCTACCTTGACTTCACCGTGATCTGGCATTTCTACCATGGCGTTCATTTTAAAGTGTGGCAATTCAAAATGGCCAAACATGTACTTGGCTGACATTTTTGGTATGCGTTTATGGTCATCGCCAACCAACCAAGGAGCGATTATGACATCGCCGTCTTGGAACCAATCGTTAACAATTTGGATATTGGGTATGTGTTTGGCCCACTCTGTTGAATAGATATCACGCTTGTCACGATAGTACAAATCGTGATTGCCAGGAATAAAATAAAAACGGTCAAAGGCTTTGGATAATTTTTCCAAACTACGCAAACTATATTGCAAGGTCTGCATGTTAATAGCCGCACGTTGATGGCTCCAATCACCGAGAAACATGCCAGTTTCACATCCATTGGATCGGGCTGTATCTATAAACCAATCAATAAAATCAGAGCAATCTTGATTGTGCTGTTGACTATTTGACTTTAGGCCAAAGTGGATATCGGTGCAGACTGCTACTTTTTTAAATAGACTCATAGATTATAGTATACAGGAGTAAAACAAGTTTTGCAACTGGTCTGGTTAAGTTTCGTCGTTGTATTCGGCAATGTCAATGTTTGTGACCACAGCGCCAAAGTTAGGATTCTTTTTTCCAGCATTTTGCCTAGTCCAACTCGGGTTTAGTCCTGCTTGCTCTAGCATGTCATCACGAATATTTTGATTTTTCTTTTCTAAATTTAATATACGGGTAAATGAGTTAGTGATAGCCGCTGTGTAGTAGGCAAAGGGATTTTGACTTTTGCTTTCATCAAACTGTAGACCAATTTGACTCAACTGTAACAAGGCCTGCCCCCTCATCTCCTCATTGTAGGTATAGCCACGCCAGTTACTACGAGTAGCATAACGCTCACATAATTTCATATACATGGTAGCAAGTGTGCGTGTAGCATTGCCGTGATCCTTGCTGAATTCACCTGTTTCAAAATCGCCAACCCAGTGACTTTTGCCTACCTGGAACGGTTGTTTGTTTTCATCCAACCGATAATGATAAAATGGTGGAAAGTTTAGACGCACATGCTTTTCATCCAACACAGGAATGTCCAGCAATTCTGCCAGGGGATCTTCTTCCGCGTCTAGTTCCAGCTCAAAGATATCCTCAATTTTTTTCTTTTTTGCCGCAGTCTTGGGTACTTTTTTGGGTGCCATGGGTATGTGATCCCAACAGGTAATGCGGAACACTAGGTCGGTATTTGGTATCTTTTTAGGGTCTACAATTGTACCTTCACGCTTGAGTCTATCGGCTCGATTGCGTCTGGCTTCGGCAATGGTGCGTTGATTGATCCGGGCCAAGGTGGGCAAAATGATGTCATACTGATGATCTGCCACAGGATCTAGGTAGCTACAGTAGGTATTTTTGCTCAGGTGTATTTGTTTTAAGATGTCACGATTATTTAAATAATTCGTTTTTGCTGGTGTTCTTGTGGGTGTAGTTGACACTCGTTGATCTCCTAATAGTGTATTTATTGTAGCACAAAAACCACACTTGTCAACCTTTAAATCATTATCTGGGTGGTTTATTTTTACGATAAATATTGTATAGGAAAATAAACATGCCATCAGCGCCATCAATCGGATTAGACCGTTCACTAAATGCCAAGTTATACAAGGAAACTGGAAAGGTTGAATTTGTGTCGACTTATTCTGTCTACGACGACAAAACTGGAAAATTAACAAACTTTGACAGCTACCAGGCAGCCGCTGACTACACAAACAGCATCGGCGGCAGCGCCATGTCTAACACAGAACTTCAAGCCCAGGTTAAAAATTCAGGCGGCGCTGTAACCGCAGTTTATGAAGATGGCAAACAGGTAGATTTACAAACCGGCAAGGTCCAGAATGAAGTGCTGTTGGATCAAAACAAAGCTATGGCAACCGGAACGCCGCCGCCTGCAACAGTGAGTCCCGCCACAGATCCACAAGCCGGTTCTGGTGAAATTGTGGCCACTCCACCTGCTGATGCACAACAGGACGGCAATACTTCTGGCTACGGTGAACAAAATGAAACTCAAGTTCCTGCCAGCGAAGTCAAATATTCCGCTAAAGAGTTGGACGCACTAGCCGCAGCCAACGGTGTAGATGCCGGCAACGTTGACACCGAAGTTGGTATTGTTGAAGCACAATTATATCGAGATGAAGCCACAGCCCGCGGGCAAAGCGAAGTGTCGTCTCAAGTGATCCAGGCACAGAATCAAGAAACCAACATGAGTTTGTCACAACAGATGCCAGCCAACACTGACTGGCGTGTGACATTGAGATTGGCCCCGGGCGCTACGTATCTATACAATGCTCCAGATGCCGGATTACTACAACCACTAAAGGTTACCAACGGCGTAATATTTCCCTACACCCCAACAATTGGCACCGCTTACAAAGCCAATTACGACACTTATGATTTAACACACTCAAACTATCGTGGTTATTTTTATAAAAACAGTTATACTGATGCAGTTTCTTTAAAAGCAACATTCACAGCACAAAGCACAGCCGACGCGGCCTATGTGCTGGCAGTGATACATTTTTTCCGTAGTGTGACAAAAATGTTTTACGGACAGGATGCACAACGTGGAAGCCCACCACCCTTGGTATTCCTTAGCGGACTAGGTGATTATCAATTTAATAATCATCCTTGTGTGGTCAGCAGTTTTAGCTACAACTTACCGGCTGAGGTAGATTATATCAGTTCCGGTTCGCCTAACAATCTAGGATTAAATTTACAACCCTTACAAAATTTATACTCTACTACACTGAATGCTGTGTCGCCAACTGTGACCCGACTGGCCACTGCCTTCCTGCCCCCTGGCGCACAAAATGCCATACCTGCACCCTTGCAGGGGTTGTTAAGTAATCCTACCTATGTGCCTAGCAAGATAGATATAGACATTACCTTGTTGCCAGTGCAGACTCGTCAGCAGGTCAGCAAACAGTTTAGCCTTAAAAACTTTGCCAACGGTAACTTACTCAAAGGAGGATTTTGGTAATGGCTGCAGATTACACCTCTACTAGTCCTTACTTCAACACAGGGTATAGTCAATTCTTTTTAGATGTTATGATCAATCGACCCATACCCAAAAGTACCGACGACATCCTGTTTACCATCAATACCACGTTCCAATACAGACCAGATCTGTTGGCATTTGACTTGTATAGTGACGCTGGCTTGTGGTGGGTGTTTTACCAACGCAACCCCAACACCCTAACTGCTCCACCCATGGACTTTGAAGCAGGTACTGTAATTTATCTGCCAAAAATTGACACCTTAAAGACAGTGTTGGGATTCTAACATGGCAAATTATACCGTACCGCCAATAATAGGTACCCTTAGATTAAACAACGGACGAGTTGCCACTTTTTATGAATCTCAGCGTGATCAATACGAACGGTCATTGGCCTCAGGAGCAACCCCTGTAGATCCGCCGCCAGCAGATACCACAACTGTTGACGGAAAGGAAGTTTCAACTACTGCAAATGTACCGCCGCTTGCTAATACAGTAACAACCAGCGAAAGCCAAGCTACCCCACAACCCGCAACTCCGCCAACTCAGCCCGGGCCAACTAGTGCCAACGACGATGGCCCTACCCAAGCTCCTACATCAGGCGGAGCTGGATCGGGCACTAGTTCCAGCTCTGCTGACAGTGTTCGGCCAGACGATAATCCCGGATCATCAGTCAGCACCAAAAACGCCACAGTTACTGCGGTTGATAACTTGTTTGGCGAAGGCTCAATTGTGCCACAGGCCAACGTGCTTGATCAGTATGCCAGTTACACTTATCAAGCATCAGTATATTTAATGAAGCCCGAAACATTTCAACAGATGGTCAAAAGTAGAAAAAAAACACTAAATGGTACTCAGTTGTTATTTCAAAGTGGTGGTGCCCCAGTCGGTGGCCGTAATCCTTATTTTAGTGACGATTATTACATTGATAAAATTGAACTCAAATCCACACTGCAAGGCAAAGGAACAAATGCCGCACACAATGTAAGCACTATTAAGATGACCTTGATTGAACCAAATGGAATTACTTTGCTTTCTAATCTTGACCGGGCTGTAGAACAGTATTTAGGTGCTGCAAGTAAAAAACAAAACTATGCTTCGCCATTATATTTGTTGGTTATTAAATTTTTTGGATATGATGCAAACGGGAACTTGGTGCAAGCGGGTCAAGCAAACGGCACCACAAACCCAATTGGCAATGTTCCTGGAATATCTGGCGCTGTTGTTCCGTCTACTGGTGCAGCATTTGTGGAGAAATACTATCCCATGGCCATTAGTAAACTTACTTTTAAAGTGGCCAATAAATTAGTTGAATACGAAATTCTAGCCACAGCACCTCAATATCAAATTGGTGTAGGGCAAAGTCGCGGCACCATTCCTTATAACGTAGAATTAAGCGGCATGTCAGTAAAAGAAGCATTGGCAGGCAGTGCCGAAGTTGGCACATCAACAGCAACAGCAACAAGAACAAAACAGTTGACCGAAGAAGAAAGGCAAGAACAAGACGGTAATGGAAAAAGTCCGCCATCTGCACCACCCACTGCTGCATCTGCACCAAGTCCAAAATTGACCATACGCAAAGGATTGATGGAAGCATTGAATCAGTATCAAAAAGATTTAGTTGATCAAAAAATTTACACTGTAGCCGACCAGTACAGCATAGAATTTACCGACTCTGTTCTTGAACAAGCAAAGATTACTGTGCCCGGAACTGATTTTAAAAATACAAGTCCACAAATAGCAAAAACTGCCGGGGATCAAATCCTTAAAGAAAAACAAGCAGTAGATCCTAACAGTAGAATTCTTACAATAACAGCAGGCCAACAAATTGTTCAAGTCATTGACCAGGCCATGCGTAACAGCAGTTATATACGATCCCAACAAACAGCAGAAGTGATAGAAAATACACAAAAACAAAAAATCAATGGGAGCCCTGGAAAAAATGTAGCTTGGTTTAAAATTAATTTAGAGTGTGTGCCTATTAAATGGGACCCAAAACGCAATGACTATGCCTATAAAGTAAAATATATTATAAGTCCTTATCGAATCTTTACGACCAACAGCAACTACTTTACAACTCCAATCTACAGAGGAGCACAAAAACAATATAACTACTGGTTTACAGGACAAAATACCCAGGTACTCAGTTATGAACAAACTTATAACTCCTTGTATAACTATGTGCTGTCTGGCGGAAATACTGATGTAGCAAAGACTACAACCGCCAAGCTCACCCATCAACCACGCAGTGGTCAGTCCAGTCAGGGTGCTGATCTTAGAACCAACGAACCTGCGGCAAACTTAGCTGATTCATTGTATAATCCAGCAGACTTAGGCACAGCCAATTTGACCATTGTAGGCGACCCTGCATGGCTACAACAAGGTGAAGCATCGTTTTCTGCACCTGGTAAAGATAGTTTTATTGCTGGCGCATTTTTACCAGATGGCACAATTAATTTTGATAGCCAACAAATACTGTTTGAAATTGTAATCAACACTCCTACTGACTATGATTTACGCACAGGACTTATGGATGTTAATAACAGAAGTGTTGGTCAAAATAATATTCAGGCAAAACCACTTAACGAAAGTTATGTATACATTGCCAATACATGTACAAGTGAATTTAACAAAGGCAAATTTACACAGAATCTTAAAGGTACGTTGTTACAACGTACAACACCAAAATCAGCTGCTAGTGATGGTCGCTCGTCTGCTAATACAAATAGAAATATTGCAGGAACTCTGCCTAGTCGTACCACAAATGCACCAGGTACTGGGTTTGGTGACGAAGAAGAAACGTACACTGCTGATAGTAAAGGTAATACATTTAAAGATGGAACCTTATACCGTGCAGCCGAAGTTGAGGAGTTCCCAGAAAATCAACCGCCGGCATCTCCACAACCAGCACCACCGCCGGGAGACCCAACCTCTAGTGGAGATATTGACTTCAATGCTGGACTTGCAGGCAGTGGCGAATCAGTAGCAGCGCCGCCTAATGCCAGTGACGCACCTGCCAATAATAATAATATTGACGACCAAGCGTCCAAAGCTATTAAAAATCAGGCCGCAGCAGATGCTGCAACTGCGTCTGGAGATTTATATGCAGCTGCCTACTATAATAACATAGCAAAAAACAACAGAGAAAATGCAGCCGCAAATGCTCGCAGTGCTGCCAAATATGGAGTAGTAACTACTCCACCACAACAAATAGCAAGGGATGATGCATAATGGCAGAAAACGTACAACGCAGTAAAGGCCGGCCCGAGGGATATAAATTTGACCGTGGCGGGCAACCAGCGGAAATGGGTCCATATATCGGCATTGTCGTCAACAATGTTGATAACACCCGTAGCGGCCGATTACAAGTTTACATTGAAGAATTTGGAGCAATTACAAAAACTGGCTCACCTAACCTCGCTGATAAAAGTTTATGGAGAACCGTAAGTTATTGTCCTCCATACTATGGAGCAACCCCACAGTCTGGTACCAGTGCCGGTTCAGGAAAATATCCAGGAAACACCAATAGTTATGGTATGTGGTTCACACCACCAGACTTGGGTGTTAGTGTATTGTGTTTCTTTGTAGGCGGCGATCCTAAACAAGGTTATTATGTTGGTTGTGTGCCAAATCAAGGTGCCAATCAAATGATTCCAGCTATTGGTGCTGTTAAGAATTTTCAAACGAATAATGCTAGTCAAAAAAAATATTTTGCCGATGCAACACAATTGCCTGTTACGGAGATCAATACTAAAAATGCAGCAATTGAAAGTAATCCTAAATTTTTTGATCAGCCTAAACCTGTACAAAGTTACGTAGCAGGTATAATGTTTCAACAAGGATTAATAACTGACAATGTACGAGGGCCAATTGCAAGTTCAAGTCAACGTGAAAGTCCTAGTAATTGTTACGGTATTAGTACTCCGGGCCGCGCCATTTATCAAGGCGGTTTAAGTGACAAAACGATCCAACAACAGGTTCAGTCGGGCGGAGTTAAACTAGAAGAGATTAACATCATTGGACGTCGTGGGGGTCATACTCTGGTCATGGACGACGGAGACTTATCGGGCAAAGACAACCTAGTTAGAATACGTACAGCTAAAGGTCATCAGATTACTATGAGTGACGATGGTGATTGTTTTTATATCTGCCACGCCAATGGACAAGCCTGGATTGAAATGGGGCAAGAAGGCACGTTGGATGTGTACACATCCAACAGTGTAAATTTACGCACACAAGGCACTATAAATTTACATGCCGACGAGGACATTAATATGTTTGCAGGCGGTAAGATCAACATGAAAAGCAACAAAGGTACTACCATGCAAAGTAATACCGATATGAGTATATCAAACAAGGGCCAATTGACCTTGTTTAGTCAGGGCTCTGTTGGTATTAAAAGTGCCGGAACAGTGGCTATAAGCAGTCAGCTGGGCAGCTGGGCCGCAAGTTCTGAACTGAGTCTTAACGGCAGTAAAATACAACTCAACGGTGGGCCAAAGGCCGAAGTTGAGACTCCTGCCGGGCTAACCACATACCTACATCCAAAGGTTGAATTTGATGCTAGTGTTGGCTGGTTAGCCATTCCGTCTGCTGAGGAAAGTATAGTAAGTCGTGCTCCTACACATGAACCATATCCTTATCATAATAAAGGTGTAAGTGTGTCAGTTAAATTTAGTGGATCCCCAAGTCCTCCGCCCGATGCTCCAGATGTTCCAGCAGACAACACAATTACAGCAGAATGAGCCAATTTAAATATACACTTCCGTCTGGCGCAACATTTACCTTGGAGGCCCCAGCTGGCACTACCCAGGATCAGGCTGACTATACATTTTATAGTCAAGTGGCTGCAGGCGCACTAGTAGGATTCCTTCCAGGGCAAAGCATTAGCGGAACTACCTCGTCTTTGGCCAAGTTTGAACTCAGTCGCTTAGATCGTGGCACCGCTGGTGTAGACGACACAGTAATCCTTGCTATTATCAATGGATTGCCTACAATTAATACCACAACAGGTGCAATTCCATCGTTAGTTAACACGCCATTAACTAATCCTGTGACGCAGGCCAATATAGCGGCAATTGCAGGCACTGGATTTACTGCACCAGCAATAGGGTCGTTGACCTCTACACAAATTCAAACACTCATGGCTCAAGTGGTTAACACAGTAGATCAACCAGCTACAACAATAACTAACACTAGAGGAGCTGGCAAATACGGACTTAGTTGTCAACAGTTAGAAAACGCTGGGTATGTGAAACCAGGAACATGGCAACAGTTTATACAAAACGGTCCTAGTACAGAAGTTGAGGTGCTTAATGCTCCGGCTATCTGGACAGGATTAAACGGGATTTATTCACTTGACGAGTTTCTTAATAGTCCTGCAACTCAAAATAACGCTCAAGCAAGATTAATGCAAAACGGGTATGAAAGTTTACAAGCCACTGGCGTGATAACAACCCCGGCGGCCCAATCTGTTTCAGCTGTGGTAGGCACGGTCTATACTGGAAGCAATGTGGCCTTGACAACAGCAACAACAACAATCACCAACGATGTAAACGGTCAAGTAGCAGCATTAATTACAAATTCTAGCCAATATGGAACTGCGCTCACAGCACAATGGGCCAGCGACTTGCCTCCTGTGACTAATCTTACTTCTAATCTGGTTGGCATACAGGGACTGTTGCCAACTGTG